GATACCTTTTTCGGGTTGTGGAAAGCGCACAAAACAGGCGAAAGCATTCAGTCTAAAAAACTACGTCACGGATTCGTTCCAAAGTTAATTACTTATTGTGCTGCGGTTATTATTACTTATGCCACAGATTACTATATTTTAAACGACTTAACTCAAACGGTTGTCGCTGTGGACCATTTAAGCACAAAATTACTCGCATTGGTCCTTATTTCAATCGAGGTCAAATCGATGGATGAAAGTTTCACCAAGGTTAAAGGGTATTCTTTTATTGAAAAAATTACCAACTTAATTAGGAAAGTTAAAGACATCAAAAAAGAGTTGCAAGAATGACACTAAATATAAATAAATTCACGTTTATTTTAATGCTTGTTTTAGCGTATATTTTATTATTTAGGTGTTCTGCTACCTATCACCTCGAGAAAGCTGTTAAAAAAGGCGTTAAAATCGATTCTCGTATTGACACAGTTCGTGTTTATTTCAGAGACTCAGTAATAAAAGACGGATTTAAAGAATACTTTTACAACTATCGCGATACAATCGTACAAAATAACACGGTCTACGTGCCTAAAACACGCTACCAAACAAAGACGGAGTATAAAATAATCAAAGAACAAATTCAACAAGACGCCAAGACGGACAGATTGCAACTAAAACAAGACGCAAAGACCGACCGCAAAGAAATAGCGAAAGAAAAAAAGACTTCATTAAGCTCAGCGCTCAAAGTTTTAGCCGTTATTCTTGGACTTGTGTTATTAATTGTTTTACTTTTAAGAGCAAATAAAAAAATCGGACTATGAACAATGTAAGAAAATACACCGACAAACAACTTTTGGACAAGGTTAAATCCTTAGACACCTTCGACAGCATTCCTTCAAATTATTGGGCTTTATTTGTACGCTCTAACGAAGATGCTGCAAACCTATTCGACGACAAGTGTTATATTTTCAACGGCTCGAAATTCGTAACCGTCACAACTTGCACCACTAATAAAGGGCATAAAGGTTCGGGTGTTGTTGAGGCTAACATTTGGAACTATGACGGGTATAAATTAGGACTTCATCGCGGTAAAACTCCAGCGGGAATTCAAGTAAAAGGTTTTCCTTATCGTCGCGACTTTACAACAGACGGAAAAACGAACCCAACTACCGAAATAAAGAACGATATTCGAGGCTTTAATTTTCACGCTGCCACTCATAACCTTAAAAGCTCAATTGTAGTTAGTGAGATAGGCGGATGGTCAGAGGGTTGCCTTGTATTTAATAACACACCTGAGTACGTTAAGATATTAAACCTATTTAAACCACAACGAACGTGGTCTTTCGTAATTGTAGACGAGTTTGAAGCGGAATAACAACCGCTTTTTTTATTTACCTAAACCTTTTATATGAGAAAAAGATTGTTCTTCGACTTGGAAGTGAGCCCCAATATCGTCTTTTCGTGGCGTGCTGGTTATAAACTAAACATCGACCCTGACAACATTATTGAAGAGCGTAAAATAATCTGCGTTTGTTGGAAATGGGAAGGCGAAGACGAAGTACACTCTTTAACGTGGGACAAAAAGCAAAACGATAAAAAATTATTAAAAGACTTTATCAAGGTATTAAATTCAGCTCACGAAATAGTCGGACATAACTCGGACCGTTTCGATACTAAATGGTTACGCACAAGAGCGATAATGCAAGGCGTTGATATGTTGGCTCACTACGTTTCAATAGACACGCTTAAAAAGGCTAAAAACGGCTTTTATTTTAACTCTAATAAGTTGGACTACTTGGGTAAAGTTTTACTTGGTCAAGGTAAGCTGGAAAACGGGGGTTTCGATACGTGGCGAAAGATAGTTTTAGACAAAGACGATGAGGCTCTTGAAAGGATGGTTAACTATTGTAAAAAAGACGTTCAAATTTTAGAGCAAGTTTATCATAAATTAGAGCCTTATATAAAACCAACCCAACACTACGGGGTTATGTTTGGCGAAGAAAAGTTTTCGTGCCCTCATTGCTCAAGTTATAATATAAGAACACACGCCCGTTATGCAACCGCAGCGGGAACGGTTAAATATCAAATGAGATGCCGAAGTTGTAACGGTGGAACGTTTATTTTTAATCAAAAGACCTACACAGATTTATTAACATTCCAATTGAAACAGAAAAATATTACTTAAATTAGCGTTATTCTTGTTTTTTCGGTTAGGTTTGATGTAAGAAGGCGGTAGAAATACCGCTTTTTTTATGCCCTGAAAGTCCTGTAAACATTGGAAAACTAAAAATAATTGAAAAAAATATTAAAAAAGTTTTGCACGTTTAAAAAAGTTATGTACATTTGCATATATCAATTAACGAAAAAACAGAAATTATGAAAAACTTCTTAAAATTTGCCCTCGCAGTTTATTTACTCGGTTTAATTATCGGTATTATTGAATCACTTTAAAAACAAGAAATCATGATAGAAAAATTAATCAACTATCAATTAAAAGCTAACGAGTACACTCGATTAATTGACCAAGCGAAAAGAGACAACAAACAAATATTAATTGACGCTTACACTGAATTACGCGACCAATACAACAGACTAATTGAACTTATTAATAACAACCTTTAAAAACAAGAAAAATGGAAAAGTACACAGATTTTAGCATTGACTTAAGAGAAGAGGAGGCGGAATGCGTTGTTAACAACATCAACTTTACTATAAAGTTTCAGGTTTACGATTACGTTTGCGAATACGATTCAATGCGCTTTGAGTTTTTAGACGATGACCTCGGAGAATTTATAGCTATCGAACCGAAAGACCTTGATAAATACGGTATCACTTCAGATATTTACGATAGTTTACACGATGAAATAAACAAAGAGATTGAAGATTGGTATTACGAAAACTACGAAGTTGACCCAGACGAAAACATCGAATTTTATTTAGAACAAAAACAAAAATCAATTAATTATTAAGCTATGAAAATTACACTTGAATTTGAAGACTACGAACAAGCGGAACACTATTTAAAAGGTAGCGACTATTTCAGCGCAATGCACGAGTTTAAAAACTGGCTTCGCAACGAATGGAAACACGGAGACTATGAACAATATCAATTTGAGATGCTTGATAAGATTTACGAAAATTTCAATGAAATAATAACACATTATAAAATAGACTTATGAAACAGACAGCAGTAGAGTGGTTTGAATATAACTTAAAAGATAACTTAGGTAAAATTGTTATAAATCAAAACTGGAAATTATTAGAAGATTTAATTAAACAAGCCAAAGAAATGGAGAAGCAACAAATTATTGAGGCTTGTGATAATGCACAAAGAACAGATTTTTATGTTAAATATTATGGCACAGAACAATACTACAACGAAACCTTTAAACCAGAATAGAATGGAAAAAGAAACACTTGAAGAAGCTGCTGAAAATCTATATCCACATAATCCATTTTGGATAGGTAGTGGGGAAAATGCAAGGTTGTATGATGAATTTAAAACTCAACGTGATTCTTTTATTGAAGGTGCTAAATGGATGCAGGAACAATTAGAAAAACTAAAAGATTTTGATACATGGAAAGAATGGAAAAATCAAACGTTTAAATCAGAATAGAATGAATTACATCGACTTAAACACAATAATTGAATATTGGACTAAAAAGAAACACGAAGGTGACAAAGGCGGAACTTTCAACGTACAACTTTATTTACAAATCTTAAAAGCTAAAAGCAATGAAATACAACAGAGGTAAAATAGCAAAGATAATCAACTGCCACAAGTTCGAAATGATAGACTTCTACAACGCTTGTCCGTTCGTTTTCGAAGGAGAATTTATAGACACAAGAAAAAGAGAGGTTGTTTTATGGCGTTCGGTTGGCGTAGTTTGGAAATGGTTAGGAGGTTCGTCTTTAGCTGAAGCTGGAAAAGAGTTCCATCGCGACCACGCAAACGTTATTCACTCAATAAAAGCGGTTATTAATGCTTACGAGGGTTTCGGTCACCCCGAAATCGTTGATAATGTAGAACTGGTTAAATCTAAAATGCCTATGAACTACTATTCAGACGACGACCTTTGGGTAAATTACGCAAAAAATTTAGTTCGATTAGACGAACTTTATCACAAAAGAGTTAAATTAGCACAAATCTAAAAACAAAATAAAATGAAAAAACAAGAAGAAACAGTAGAGGTTGTATTGACCTTTCTACAAAAATTGCACAGCGCAAAACAATCTATTAAGAAGATAGCGAAGAACGCTAAGAATCCACACTTTAAAAACAATTATGCCGACATTAACGCATTAATTGAAGAGGTTGAACCTATTCTTTTAGAAAACAGACTTTTACTTTTACAACCTATTGAGGACGGTTACGTGTACACAAAAATTATTTGTATAGATTCGAACGATAGAACAATAAGTTGTATGAAGTTACCCGAAATTATAGACCCGCAAAAGATAGGTAGCGCGGTCACTTATTACAGACGTTACACTTTGCAATCTCTTTTAAGTTTACAAGCTGTTGATGACGACGCAAATTTAAGTTCTGAGGCTGTTAAAAGTCAAAAACAAGGATTAAGCCCAGAAAGATTTTTAAAAGCGTTAGAGGGCATTAAAAACGGCACTGTGTCGAAACAAGACTTATTTAAGTTTGAACTAACTAAAGAACAATTAACTAAACTTAACGAGATATGAGTAAAAATATAAGAATAACACGCGACAAGCAACCGATACGTAATAATGATGATGTTATGAAGGTAAGAGTAATTAACAAGGCTATTAAAGATATGGTTAAAAATGGTCACATTACTCAAGAATATGCAGACCAAAACAGAACTGCATTAATTACTAACGCTTTAAAGACTTTAAAATGAAAATACGTTGCTCATCATTAGGAAAAATAATGACAGCACCTCGGTCAAAATCGGAGGTGTTGAGTCAAACCGCAAAAACCTATATCGAAGAACTTGCAAAGGAATACTTGTTTGGGATTAAAAAGGTGTTTAAAAGCCGTTACACGGACAAAGGTAATGAAGTCGAAGAAAAAGCAATCGAACTTACCGAGGACGTTTTAGGTTTCGAGTTTCTAACCAAAAACGAAGATTATTACCAAAACGACTACATTAAAGGAACGCCCGATATTATAACGACCTCGCTTGTAATTGACGTGAAAAGTAGCTGGTCAGGTGACACTTTTCCGTTCTTTGAAACCGAATTACCAAATAAAGACTATTATTACCAAGTAATGGGTTATATGTGGCTCACTGGCAAGAAAAACGCTTTAATAAGTTATTGTTTAATTAACACACCTGAAGAAATTGTCAACGATGAAATACGACGAACCGCGTGGGGTAAATACGAAATTGAACCCTCTGAAGAAACTATTAGAGACGTTATGGCTATTCATAGTTTCGACCATATACCAAAACACCGAAGAGTAAAAGCGTTCCACGTCGAATACAACGAAGGAGTTGTTAACGAGATGAAAACACGTATTGAGCATTGTCGAACCTATTTTAACGAATTAATAAGATGAAAACACCGATTGATTGGTTAAGAAAAGAACTTGAATACTATCGAGAATTTGAAGAGTTTTACACCCGTCATTATTTAGAAATTGACGCTATATTTAAAGAAGCTAAATCAATGCAAAACGAAACAATAAAATTCTTTTACGATAAGGGACATTTATACTCAGGTTGTGAGCACGGATTTGAAGAGTGTTATAATAAAACTTTTAAAAAATGAACATAACAAACGAAAGCATACAACACGAAGACACCGTTTTAATCGCGGTACTTGGGAAATATTGGGAACGTTCAAAAATCGGACAACAGAAATACGGAACTAACTTAGACCGCACCGACGTTGATTTGTTAGGATGGTTAAACCACTTGCAAGAGGAGTTGATGGACGCGACACTTTACATTGAAAAATTGAAACGAGAATTAAAATAATTTACTTAAATTTACGTAGTCAGGTGGCGGAATTGGTAGACGCGCGGAATATAGGTACAAAGTAAGGAGTGTAACGGTTGAGCTGCTCCTATGGCTGAAGGCTCACACATACAGGTTCGAATCCTGTCCTGACTACTAACTTAAAAACAAAAAAAAGATGAAAACAAACGAACAAATTGAACACGAAAGGAATGAGTTAATAGAGTTAACACAACCTTTAATTGAGTGGATAAATAAAAATTGGCATCCACACGTAAAACTAATAATTGATTGTAATGGATTTGAATTACTCGAAGGTCAAATTGCCTTTATGCCAGTGTTTGAAGAACTCGAAGATATTAGTAACGTTTAAAAGCCGAAAGAAAGAAATAAAAATGTGTGTTCACTGCGCTAACAAATACTATAAGCGTTTAGTAAATGGACACGGTTACAAAGTAATTAATATAGAAGATTATGGAACAAAGAGAAAACACGGGAGCGATATTCAAAAACGATAAAAAGACGACAGACGCGCAGCCAGAGTACAAGGGAAAGCTAAATTGGAAAGGTCAAGAAATCGAGGTTGCTTTATGGGTAAAAGACGGAAAAAATGGAAAATTCTTTAGTGCTAAACTATCCGAACCTTTTAAGAAAGAAGAAAGCGTGTTCGACGTACCCTTTTGAGCGTCCATATAGGGTTTACACTTGGATTGAAAACAAAGTCGATTACTTTATAGTTCAAGCCTACTCGAAAGAAGACGCAGTTAAACGGTTAGACTTGCATCCTAAATTAGTCTTTGAAGTGTGGACGATGGATGAGTGGCGAAAATATTGCGATAGAAAAAAAACACTTACATAAATTTTACTATTATTTAGTAGGTTCGATACCACAAAGAGCCAAAAACTAATTATTTAGACTTTATTAATGAGTAGCGTAGTGGTATCCGTGAAAGTTAATAAGGTCTTTTTTTTTATTTAAAGGTTACTCGTTCTCCTAAAACGTTTATTAAAATTATGGCAAATGTCAAATTATTATTTTGCGGAAGTGAAAAATCCGAAACAGATTCTATTTCAGTTGAATGTTTTTATAATGGACACAACGAAATAACTATTCGAATTGATGAAGGCGAAAATTCTAAAATAGCTTTAGTTTCATTAGACAAAGAAACTGCTATTAAATTTTGTAAAGAATTACGTAAATCTATCGCTTTAATTGATTAGTTATGAGAAAGGCTTTTAAATTTTATCGTAGTTATTGGGAAGTTGCTCAAGAATTAAACGAAAAAGACCGTTTGAAGTTTTACGATGCTTTACTAAAAAAACAGTTTTTAGGTCAAGAAACTGAATTAGATGGTATGAGTAAATTTGCTATGCTTTCTCAACGTCATTCTATTGATTTACAAATAGATGGGTATCTTTCACAATGGTATAAAAACAACCCTATGCAAGACCCTTGGCAAGGGGCTACACAAGACCCTTCTATACAAGAAGAAGAGAAAGAAGAAGTAAAAGAGAATATATATAGACAATTTAAACATTTAAGTATTACTAAAGACGAGTACAATAAATTAATAGGTGTTTATAGCAGCGAAGCTGTTAATAGTATTTTAGACGCTATTGAAAACTACAAGAACAATAAGAACTATACAAGTCTATATTTAACGGCTAAACAATGGTTAAAAAAAGAAGCTTCAGCTTCTACTAAACAACAAAAGTCGAATGACCAGTTATTTTACGAAAATGTAATGAAACAAGTAAACGCTTACAAATGATTTTAAACGACGGACATAGCACAAACTACCTAATCGACTACAAAGACGGTAAAATATCGATGGGTTTAGGTATAGGATGCGTTTTAGACGATTACATTAGATTCAAGCGAAAGCAACTTAATATAGTTCTTGGACACGACAACGTTGGTAAATCTTATTTTATGTTGTGGTACTTCCTTTGCTTGGCTGTTAAACATAATTTAAAGTTCGTTTTGTGGATGGGTGAGAACTCAAGCGGTCAAATAATGCGGGACTTAATTCAAATGTATTCAGGCAATAAGTTTAGTGACCTATCAAAAGACGAAATCCTAACTTATAACAAGACTATTGAACAATGGTTTAAGTTTGTAAGTAACGAACAAATGTACACACCTCAAGAGATGTTAAAGTTAATTGAAACTCAAGAATGTGATGTTGCTTTTATTGACCCGTTCACTGGATTAAACAGAGGTATGCAACATAGTGACAACTACGAGTTCTTAAACACGACTCGAGATTTCTGCAACCGAACTGGAAAAACTTTGTATATTTCAACACACCCGACAAGCGAAAGCGGACGTACTTCGATGCTATACCCACAAGACCACGTTTGGAACGGACATCTAAAACCACCATTAAAAGCGCATATTGAAGGCGGTAAACCGTTTTTAAATCGTTGCGACGATATGCTTGTAATACACAGACTTGTAAAACACGAATCGATGAAATATTTTACAATGATAGATATTGAAAAAATTAAAGACCGTGACACTGGGGGACAACAAACCGAGTTAAACCAACCGCTTTTATTTGATTATAATTTCGGTAAAGGTTTTACGATAGGTGGTGTTAATCCGTTGCAACAAAAACACGAAATAAAAAGAAATACTAATTTTGATTTACCCTTTTAAACTATGGAATTAAAAAACTGGCAAAACCAAATTTTAGAAATTATGGATAAACAAGAAATGCAAGAAAAATATTTCATTATAAACTGGTCTATTAACGACCTCGATGCGGGTTTGCTTTTATGCGACCTATTGAAAGAAATAAATTCGAAGTTTGTTATATCCTTTACCAGTGATGAAAAAGTAATGGACGTTAAACGAGTTTCAAAATACGAATTCCTAAATTATAACTATGGATAAAGAAATAAGAATACAACTCGCCTATATAAACCTTAACTCACTTTGGAACAAATTCGAGTTTCGAAAGCGACTCGAACCAAAACGAGCGGAAGGCATCGCGCAACAACAAGACGAACTCGAGCAAATTAAAGCCGTTTTAAACACGGTGGTAAAAGAAAACCGAGCCTTGTCAAACAAGTTAATGTCGATGCA